TCGAACAGTTCGTAAGGCAGCCGGATCTCGGCGATGACTTCCTCGGTGTTGATCTCAAACTGCGAGGTGGTCGGCTTGGAGCGCTCCGAAGCCAGCAGGTAGCGGTCGTTGGTACCGTCGTCGTTCTCGCCCCCGGTCTGGCGGGCGGCACGCAGAATACGGCTGGCGAAGCCGATACGATTGATCTTGCGGCGCGGGGCGGTCATACGGATGGTGCGAACACGGCGCAGGATGGTGGGCTGCTCCATCACCATGTCGATGAAGGCATTCGCCTGCTCAGCATCCAGCAAACCGCCGTTGGCTGCGAGGTCCGACAGTGCGATATCGGCACGCTGCAGGAGGGTTTTGTTACGTGTGGTCATGGCTACTCCTCGTAAAGGTGGTGTGGTGATCAGGCGCGCAGATTGCGGCTGAAGATGCCGGCAAACACATCGGTACGCTTGGCGGTCTTGTTCCGGGTCTTGTTGGTGGCTTCGTTGTCGTCACCCTCAGCATCGTCATCGTCGTCATCTTCGTCATCCGGCGAATCGGAGCGGACAACGGTAGTCGATTCGATCTTGCCAACACGGTCGCTGACGGCGGTAACCGAGGTAGAGAGTTCACCGAGGGAGCGGGTGATGTTCTCCAGCGACTTCAAAACGGGATCTTCCGGGGTGGGCTCGGGGGTGGGTTCCGAACGGGTGATGTTCGCGCCTTCCAGCGCTTTCGTCAGCGCATCCGGCAGTGCCTTGGACAACGACTCGGCAACGATGGTTTCGACATCGGCGCGGGTGATCGTCTGGGCCTCGCCTTCAGTTTTCTTGGTACTCATCTGTGACTCCTTTTGATTGTCAGAACGACTCGCTAAAACCACACCTTCCGGCAACCCATCAAGCAGGCTACCGATGAAGCTGGAAAATTGACTGGTAGCGCGAGCGATAAGCTCCTTACGCGCAGCTACCGGAAGACGGTTGTAGAAGAGAATGTTTTCCAGTACGTCACGAAGGCGGTAGATTGCCTCGTCCGACATCCGAGAGAACTCAACATCGGCCATGGCTGCACTGAAGTCCAACTGCCCCCAACCCCAGCTACCGTATGCCGCCTCGTTCACCACCACCAGAAGAGGTTCGGGGACATCCATGATGTCGGCGCGAACCACAGAAACCGTTACACCAGAATCAACCTCGATCTTCCCGGCAGTACCTTCCGCTTTCACATCACTGCGCCGGAAAATGTAGTGCGTGTCGGTATTCTCGACGGCGCCGGCTGACGTGTCAATACCTTTGTCTTGGAGGTACTGAGAAACCTCGTCGTCGGAGCGATACACACTCTTATCGAAGCTGAGTGCAATCAATTGCAAACCGCTGTCTGGTGCCGGGTCGGCATTGATATCCGAACGCAGCATAACGACCTTGCGCCCACCGCCGATGTTGACCGAAACGGTCGGCGCATCGCTGAGAACGTAGTCACTACGGCGCACGATAACGCGGTCGTCCTCGGCGATCACCTCGTAACCCTTGACGCCAAACGCTTCGGCCTCTTTGGCGGCATCTTCAGGCGCGGTGCCGGCGGGGAACTCGATATAGAGGAAGGAGGTTTTCTGGTCGGAACGGGCGCGGCGAACGCGGCGGGCAATCGTCTCTTCCCCGGTATCGCTGCGGACCACGCGAAAACCAATCTGATTGGCTGGGTGCTTCGTCAACGTAAGTGATTTCGGAGTATCCATGGTCAGTACGTTGACGTTGCGTTTCTTTTCGGTACTCATGCTTTACACCTCCTGCAGTATGGTGAATCGGTGGGTGTGACCTTCGGCCTCATCGGTCACAGAGTGGGTAGTAATGGTGTGTGAATGACCGTCAACTTCTTCCGTACCTCCCGCTGTCGGTCGGTTATCGTCATCCACCCATACGGCGAAGGGATGGCGATGCCCGTCATACGGGTCTGGCTCAGTGTATCCGGTTCGAAAGTTGTCGTCCTCATATACTAGCACGCCCTCCAACATAGATACGACGGCCTCGAACGAGAAACCATTAATCTCCCCCGATAGTACCTTGTCCCAGAGATCATCGTCCGGGATATACATACCGATGACCCAAGAGCCGGGAATGAATGTGGTGTCCCCCTCACGCGCAATGAACGACTCGACAACGTGGGCTTTACCTGTCACATCCACCATGTCGTGCTCTACGTCGATGATGTACCCAAGCACCATGTATTTCTGCACAGCGTCTTGGATACCTTCCTCAGTCCATAGATCGCCGAACACGTTAGGGGTGCCGGGGATCAACACTTCGGCCATCACGATGCGGTCCCACTGCTTGTCGGACCTGCGCTTGAGTTTGGAATTTGCAATCGATTGCATGTTTCTTACTCCGACCCGTGCTCAGGCTGTATAGCGCCCACGTCACCATCGTCCTCGATCTTCTTCACCTCGTCATCTTTCACCGACTGCTCATTGTGCGTATTGGCCGTGGTATTGCGCAATGTGAGGGCGATAGGTTTGTCCATCCACTCTTCGTAGCCTTCCTCTCCCGGCTCGGGGTACCGTTCGATATCCGTGTTGAGCGCTGCGGTTGCAGCAATCTGTGCTGATCGCGGAGTCAAGCCACCCATTACGTTCAGGGCAGTGAGTGCCTTCAGAAGAATCTCAGGGTTAGTGATCGACGGGTTCTTGCTCTTCAGCTTGACAGTCTTGAGGTTGAGCCCATTACGGTTATTGACGATCATCTTGTTGTATTTTTCGTCGTAGTCCTTCCGCTCAGGGGCATACACCTGCGACTCTGCTACGAAGGTGGATACGTTGGCTGTAGCAAATGTCACGTCCTGCGAGAGCCCTACAGCGACCGGGGGGAGACGGAAAGAAGACCGAATCTTGGCCTGATTCGCCTCATCGTACGCACTGAATAGCGCATCTGAGGGTCTGGCGTCCGTCAGTTTATCTACCTGCAATGACACAGTACCCTTGCTGTCAAGGTTTTCCTGTTCAGGGATAGCCTCGATAAGTAGAATCTGGTTCTGTCGCTCTTTACCCACACCCCGGCCTTCGATCAGACGCTTCAGTGACCGGAAGGACTCTGCAGTAAGACGGCCACCCGCCACGGATAGCAGCATGGGCGGTACCGTATTGTCCTCGAAATACCGCAGGTTGACCTCTTCAGCCTCGCGAGAGCCTAGGATAGCCGGGATCTGGTTCGTCCATCGCGGTACGCCGTACGCGTCAGGGGACAGGTGGCGGTAATGGATAAGCTCGGTAGCTTCGTACTCGGGCGCCACAGGCGACCCGCGCTTGGCAAACCGACCTGTGCGATAGTCCATCTTGCGGGGGTCACCGAACTCCTTGAAGTAGGTATAGGTACCACCTACGACCTGAACGTATTTGCGGAAAGTGCGAACCTCCCGGACCATCGAAACACGAGGCCCGCGCGCCACGTCGTACTCGACAAGTACCTCTTCGGTGTCCTTCGGGCACAAGCGCGTCGTCTCTGCGGGGGCATGACGAAGGATAGATACACGACGCTGCGTGTCTCTGATCACCTCAAGGAACCCAAAGCCGAGAGATTCTTTGTCGTTGACGATCTTGGCGTGGATGGTTGTCAGACTCTCTTCAGAGTTCGGGCTTTCCACGAACGACTCAAGCTCCTCTCTCGTTCGGGTCCATCGGGATATCCGGATGTGCAGGTACCACCTCCCACCCGCAAAGACCCACGTTCGTTACCATCGCCGCGACGCACTGCTTGAGCATGTTACTGGTCTCGATAAGCTGAGACAGTCTTGATATCTCGTACGGAGGCGTAAGCGGGTAGTCTCCGCCAGACAGCAGCAGGCCGTCATCTTTACTTTTCTGGCGTGTGCGGTCGGCGCGGTTTACACCGATACGGATGCGACGGACACGTGCAGTAACGTTGCCTTCATCACCACTGCGACGCACGCGCTTGATGTGTTTGGTATGTGTACTCACTGGGCCACCCCGGACGGTGCCTTGTATACGTATCCGCGACTACACAGCAGATCGTTAATGCAGATGACTTCGGTGTCTGTCTCATGCGTGTACATACGCACAATCCAGCCGCCCTTACCCTCCGAGACTACTTCAATCCGGCAGCGGTTCGAAAGAATTTTCTTACACTCATCTCTGACCTTGCCCGCCTCGGTATCGGCAGAAGCCTTGTAGGCATTGGGGGTGTCAACGCCGGCCAGACGTACGCGAACGCGCTTGAATAGGCCATCTACACCAAGGTTAACCAAGAGAATATAGTCGTCGGCGGAATGAACCTCCTCGACTTTTGCGCAGTACGTTTTGACCGTATCCATTTCCGTGCACCTTTATGGTTGTTTGCCGGAAAGAATATAGGGGCTTTGTGGTAAAAAGGCAACAGACTCGGCATGTAGATAAAATAAAACCCGCGACTGGCGCGGGTTCTGTGTGCAATCGATTGCAAACTAGGCTAGACGCCGGGATCGTTTGGTATCCCTGCTGCCTGTCTCGTAAGCTCCGCGACGCGACGGGCAACAACCTCGTTATTAGCGGCCTGCTTAGCAGCGGCCTTGACCACTGCGTCAAACGAACCGCGATACACATTAGCCATGGCAGTAGCGATCTCTTTCTCGACGGTCTGCAAAAACCCCGGCGACACTACGGCTCTGGCGACTGCATCCTCTATCGCCTCCGCTATGACAGCCTCCTGCCTCTTAATAGTCGCGTCTACCATTTTACGTAAGGTAGCGTTGATTCCGTACCCACCTACTAGGTACTCGCTGATAGCTTTCCGGAGGCTATTCTCCAGCATGCGATTAACCTTGTCTTCCGTGATCTTGAATTCCATATATACCACCGTATGTTAGCGCTTGAAGCAGCCCCAAGTCAGTACGTGGCTACCACGCTTGTGCGCGTTTTCATTAATCGCAGTACCCGCAGCCATACAACGTTGCTCGGTCTCGAATTCGGCCTGAACCGTAGTGGCCCCAGAGTAGGCCGAGGAACTGGTAGCTAGTACCAGTACCAAGATATATCCGCTGAAACACATATACTACCTCTCCTGATGAACTCCGCGAGTCGGCATGTTTGGTTGCGTCTGCAGCGATAACCTACCGAGTAAAGGAACGTCTACACCTGCGTGAAAGTTGAATCCTTGACTTCTATGTGTCCGCATGAAGTGTGCGCCCCGACACCCGGGAATTCCGGGCGACCACGCAAGGTGCCACCGCCACGTCAAAGACCACTTCCAATGCCATGAAGCTACCACGATGCTGCTGCTCGGCGTGCCGTTGCAGTGCATCCGCTGAAATAACATCAGTGCTCCAATCTTCATACATACCTCTACTAATCAGCCTTCCGGATCTAAGGCGCAGCGGGCCTCCGCTGCGCCCACCCACTAATCTCTGACGCTATACCGTACGTCAGTCGCGAAGGTAGTCGTCAGTCACGTACGCAATCTCTCCGCCGTACAACACGGCGGTAGCCGGGGCGATCACGATCACCATGTTAGGGTTTCCGTTTGCGTTCAGCCATTCGATCACCGGACGCGTTACGGCTTCAAACTCTCGGTGCTGTTCGTCTGTCATTCAGTTCTCCACAATATCTTTGTGGCCGGTACACCCGGGCTGGGTGCCGGCGCCGTTCAGTAGTAATGAGTCAAAAGCCCTCCACGCGTTAGTAGAGAATACGACCTCGACAGGCTCCCGCCCGTCTGGGGTACCCGTGATGCGTGCCCCCGCTGCCTTCGCCAAAGCCAATAATTCTGGCCGTGGCTTGCCGTCTGGCTCCGGCCCTGCTTCACGACGAACGCGGGCCTCGATAAGCGCCCATACCACATCGAACTCCGGCCAATCCTGCTCGACTACTACCGCGTTAAGCGGTGGCCTGCAGTCAAACCGCCTAGCCGACGCTAGCTCACGACCGTACTTGTAAATCTGCGACCGAGCATACTCAGTCAAGTACTTGTCCATGTCGCTGAGTTTAAAAACAACATACCGTACGGTGCGCTTGAAATCAGTAGCCACGTCTGTTCCCCTCCGCATGCGGTAGTGCCCCCAGCGATGCACCGATACGGTACATCTCCCGCACCTTCTCCGCAAAGAAGTGCCAATGCCCGCCAGACCGTACCACTAGCCGGCTGATTCGAGGGTCATTACTAGCTACCACCCCCGCCACATTGCCTTCGCCGTACTGGTCATACAGCGTAGTCAGTGCCTCGTTCACATCCGTAGAGAGCGCAACTACGGTACCGTCGTCACGCCGATAGAAGACGAAAGCCCACCCTTGCTCGTTGGTCTCCTTCGCCCCTGTACCCTCCGGCAATGGGGAATCCTTCGGCTTCGTAGCCTGCTTCAGTCTAATCTTCTCGAGAGTGTCGGGGCGGTTAATACGCTCGTATTCTGCCATCGCCGCTTTTTTGACATCTACCCCCCGGCGCGTACATAGTGCGTTGAGGGTAATCATCACCCCGCCGACCTCCTGAGCCACATCGCCGGCCGGGCGACCATACACGTAATCCACAAGCATCAGTACATCCTCTTTCGAGCATCCTGACGCCTGCACCAACTCGATAGCTTCCTCGATAAACCTGTGCTCCCGCTCACGTACGTTGTATGCTACTGGAGCACCGAAGCACTCGCAGACCCAACCCCACACCCGGTCTTGAAAACTTACATCGTTGTTGTCCATTCTGGCTCTCCAGTTTGAAATCGATTGCAAAATCAATCGCGGGGGCCGCGACGCTGATACGGGTTCTTACCGAAACGGTAAGGGTAGAGGATGCACTTGGTTGCCGTACACGAGGCTACGAGTTTTGGCTGGCACCCCATACAAAGTACACAGAACCCTCGAATCGCTTTGAGTGGGGTAACCGCCCTATCGCGGTACTTGTTCTCGATACGATCCTTGTCCGCATCACTGCCCGGCTCTGCCTGTTCGTCCTCGTCTTCCTCTTCTTCAGGTAGTGACTCCTCTACTACATCCTCTTCAACTTCCTCCACCGGGGCTGCTGGCCTCACCCTTCGAACTCTTCCGTGCATTTGCGCTACCTCCACTAAGAAGCCAAGATGGCTGTTCGTTGTATTCCCAAAGGAACGCGGACCTACTTCTATCTAGATACATCGCGTAGAGTCTCCAGACCCCACGAGACGGATACTGCACCAATTTCAAAAATGCCGGGTGCTCTGCAGATACCCCGTACGGTAAGGCGTTACCTACCTCATCAACAAGATCCTCAGAGAACCTGATATAAGCCGCCTTGCGGCCTCCCGGCGCCGTGACCCATACTACCCCAGCAAGTAACGGGTGCTCTTGCGGTGACTTCGCCCGTCTGATGCCGCATCTGGTCGGCTCTTTACTGCGGACGGGTTTCATGTCATACCAGCCAGTAGCGTAGCAACTGTCTCAGATATCTCACTACGTATTTGATCTGTGAACATCACGGCCACATACCGTGCTATCTCCCGGTTATCGTCTCGCCACACTCTACTGAGATGGTAGTCCATGGCTACAGATAGTCGTCTGCCGTTAAGTGTCATGCTAAACAAGTACTGCCTATGTAAGTGATCATACTCCATACGCATGTCGTACGGCGCACTAGCAGGCCGGTCTGTAGTATGGTAAGAATAGCTACCGTCAAGGTTCGGTACAGCATCGTACGTAGACGGTCCTGTATGGTGATCCAACGAAAAGTCCAGCATGCGGCGCGGGATACCCGCTGAGGCCTGCGGTTCAGTCTTTTGTACTGATGCTACAGGCTTCGCCCGCCTACCTAGTACCTTAATGCGCTTCGTCATACCTACCCCCTTACGTACGAACCTACTACGGTGACTCTTCTACTGGTGTTGTCTACGCTGCAGGCCGATACACCCCCACCCATAAAGAACGCTTCCGCCACATCCGACGGATCTACATACGTGGGCGGTATAACCACAAAAGCAAAAGTCTCCGCCCACGAAAACATGTCTGTAGCTCCTCGCTCGAAACCCTTGACGATACTAAGGCGCGGTACGCCGAGAGCCCGTAGGGCGCTATCGTACACCTCTCCTGCCGCCTCAAACCACCCCGGATCTACCTCGCGTCCGGGAAAGTTACGCACACCGTGCCAAACAGCCTCGTCCGAGTACAGGAAGTCCGAAACCATGGTGAAGTCGGAGGCTCTACGGTGGTGCCACTGCAGAATACCTCCGCCATGATGGGTCGGATACCCGGCGCCGCGCCAGTCGTGCTCCAGTACTAGGTCTTTACCTTGCTGAGTGCGCGTGACTGGATTAGCGCTCTTTTTGACGAACAGAGGCTTAACTTTTGGCTTTCCTTGGTACCGATTCTCGTAAAACGCCTTTCTTGGCCTATTTTGCTCCGAAATTTGCGTAGAAACACACAAAAAAGGGCTCTCAGAGTACGAAATTAGCCTAGAATAGGCGAAATTTTCGTCAATTTCGTGCGCCAGATAGACCGGTGCGGTCTTTTTTACCCCCAAATGTAGGCAAATATCGGCTGCTGCACCCTTATCCCAGCGGTGGTACGAGGGCTTTGTAGGGTCTTGATACCCCACAATCTGCTCGCTAAGCTCCGGCGAGATGTACCCGTAGCTGATACTAAGCGGCCCGAAGTGAGCCAGAATAGGCTCTAGGAGGGTGTCGCAAAGGTATTCCCCCTCCGCTAGACACCCCCCAGTCGGGTCTACGAACCGATTTTTGAGCCCCTTAACGTACACGCTGTTACATCCCATGAAGTCGGACAGCAAAAAGTGCTCGCTAAGTCGAACCTCAGAGGGCGTAACCCCGATACCTCTACGCCTTGACATCTTCACCATCCCAAACCCACCCGGTTTTGAGCGAGCCCTGCGCTGTCACTCTGATGGTACCGATCTGCATGCTGGTTACCGCATGGTAGATCTCCCACACGTCCTTGACCCGACCGACTATGAGCGCCATCCGCGTGCTGGTAGCGATAGCGTTCTCCAGCGACGAATACGATCTCGTGTATTTAACACCATCGCTGGAGTGATGACGCACCTTGATGTTTCTATCTTTAGCCATTGCGCTACTCCTTTTTGCAATCGATTGCAGGCTCGTCCTCGTCCATCATTTCCAACCAACGTTTAAGGGTTACGATGGTTTCTTCGATATCTTGGCGTAGATCCTTGACCGACGCCCCCACACGAAGTAGTTTTTTGATGGCGTGCTGGTGGGCTGGATGCGTGATCTTGTACACCGACATGACACGGTATGGGTCCAACTTCAACCCACGGTAGGAGAACCGATAGTGTTTGCCGTAGTCTTTGTCTAGTTGTTCGCTCAATGTAGTACCCTCCCGGTTTTCGGCGGCTCGCTGTCCTCTGCCACCTGCGCGTGCCTTAGTAGTGTTTCAGAGACCTTAGCCAACTCCGCCAGCTTGGCGGTAGTGACGGCTGTAACCAAGAAATCGATACCGATAATGTCTGGCCTGAACACCATGTAATCGAACGTCTTGGCGAGAATAACCTTGCAGTCCCCCTCCTCGGGCATATCTCTGAGAGCCATGACCAGCGCGGTAGATAGCGCGATAGCGCCCATGGCGATGAAGATGACTGGCTCGGCCTGTGCGGCTGAGGCGTTATCGCGAACGAGCTTGTACAGATCCTCCCACGTCTGAACCATAGGCTCCACGTCTTTACGTAGGGACTCCCGCACAGTCTGCGCGGCTTCCCATACCGGCGATCCTTCCTTCACTTCTTCGAACATTCATACCTCCTGATGTCTATCGGGTATTCAATAGCATACCCCGTGACAGCGCGTAGATCGTCGGCAGTCACCAAGTGCTTGTGTTGGTGCTTGCCGGTACGCCACCCAGCCAGTAACTCCTTACACAACCTGTCGTAGTCGTCGTTGGTTATCACGCTCCTATTCATCTGGTAGTACAGGAAGGAAGTCATGAGATATAGCTGCAACTTAGCCCCCCAAGACGCCTCCCAATCCACGACATATCGGGGTTTTACCTCTCTAGCCCCCGACCGAACCCGACGCACCCGGCCTACGCTCGCGGCACTACTTGGCGGCGCGGACTCGGCGGGTTCTGGCTCTTTCTTTCTCGTCCTCAATACTCGGCGGATCGTCACTCAAGCCTCCTAACCATTCTTTGACTTTCGCCATCAACTTCATGGCTGCTACCTGCTGATCCTGCTCAGTCGCTACAGGTCCGTGGATGCCGGGCACTGAGAAGTGCGCTACGTAGGTAACCCTTCTATGCGCCACCCGGCGAACTACCCGCCCTACCTGCCATCTACCTATATAACAGACGCGGTCCTGCCCGGAATCAACCCAATGCACGCGCCATTCAACCGTCCGTGTTCTCTGTACCCGGGCTGTCACGATCTGCACCTCTCTCGTTAATCTCGTCTACCAAACTTCCAAGCCAATCATACGAATCATGCCCCGTATCTGGCCGCTCACTGGCTACCTCACCATCATCAAGCTGCTACGAGGTATAGCGGCAGGCTCATCGTTAGTACCTGCCTCCACAACGCTTACCGCTCCGGCAGTATGGCTGACTCGTAATGCAGGTAGGGTAGTAACTACGCGAGCGCTATCGATATACGTCACGTTTATCGGAGTGTCGCTCATACCGAGTCTTGAACGCACCGACCAGCTTACTAAGGCATGGTTAGCATCCACTACCGCATCCCCCATTACCGTAAGACGGTGTATCCTATCGCGGCTGACGAACGTAGAGTAGTCACTCTGGTCTGTCCGCACACGCATATCGTTTCCGGGCATGCCCAGAACTACACCCGTAACCGTCCCTACGCTGCTATATGCTTCTTCGGGTGCATGTACGAGCATACTCACGCGCTTACCTATTAGCGACGGTAGCGACTCGGCGTACAGTATGTCCTGTTTGGCGATGTAGTATCCGAGGATAGCGCTTCTGTGTATCTCGCGAGGCACAGACGGAACTCCACCGTAGGTTTCTGCCTCCATATGGATGTAGTCGGTGTCGAGCGCGCGATACACACCTCTAGCTGCAACTACATCATCGCCAGAGGTTCTATACACGATGACCCCACGTGCTATCCCTGTAAGTGGTGCAGCCGTGCTGGAGCCAAGGTCAAACATGTACTCAAGAGCGTGCGCCCGGACAATAACCACCTGCGTGCGAAAACCGTCTGCGTCGTCATCTATCTGTAGGATGCGAAACACGCCCGCCTGCTGGTTCAGGGTAGCTACATCCGACCCCAGCGCGATGCCTATACGGTACCCGGCCTCGCTCGCCAACTTGTACATCACCGTACGGTACGTCCTGAACGCCTCTACCAAGTCCTGCATATCAACAGGAAATCCGCCCCCAACGGTACGAAGCATGCCTAGCGCTGCCTGTCTCGCTGTGCCCGCCGTAGAGGCCCGCCCGCCGATATCTGAAAATAATGGCAAGCCATCGATATGCGCCATTACTCTATTCTCGATGGCAGCATAATCCATATTCAACAACGCCGCCGACCCACCATTATCCGCAACGTCCACAGAACCTAACAGAGAGGCCCACCCGCCGTCCAAGTCCTGCGTGCCGTCCTGCTGCAGTGACGCCACAAGGTTGTTATAAACCTCCTCGCTAGCCC